CAAGTCGCTGCACCGCGATTCGTTCGCTCAGTTCATGTCCAAGTCCGTCCGCGACTCGCTGGTCATGGACTCCGCGCCTATCGAGCTGGAGTGGAAGAACGACAAGACGAAGGGAATCGACGGCTTCTACGCCGTGGATGGCGCGACGATCCGGCTGTGCACTGAGGACGGGTACAACGGCGACGACGAGATTTTCGCGCTGCAGGTCGTGGAAGGGATGATTACGACCGCCTACACGCACGAGGATCTGATCTACGAGCCGCGTAATCCGCGCACGGACGTGAGCGCTGCCGGTTACGGCATCTCCGAGACGGAACTGCTGATTCGCGTCGTGACTGGCTATATCAACGCCATGTCATACAACATCAAAGGCTTCGACTCGAACTCGATTCCGAAAGGGATGTTGCACCTGTCCGGGCAGTATGACGACGGCGACATCAAGGCGTTCCGTCGCTACTGGAACGCGATGGTGAAGGGCGTCAATAACGCCTGGAGCCTGCCGATCATGGTCTCGAAGGATCAGGAGTCGAAAGCCTCGTTCGAGAAGTTCGGCGTCGAATTCAACGAGATGTATTTCGCGAAATGGATGACGTTTCTCACGTCAATCATCTGCGCCATCTACGGCATGTCGCCGTCTGAAATCAACTTCGATAGCTTCAGCGGCGGCAGTTCGTCCCCGCTGTCCGGCTCAGACACCAGTGAAAAGCTGGCCGCTTCGAAAGATTCCGGCCTGCGCCCACTGCTCGCCGCGTACGAGAACACCCTCTCGGACTTCATTGTTTCCGAATTCTCGGACAACTTCTGCTTCCGCTTTACCGGCCTAGATCCGGAAGACCGCCAGGTAAAGAACGAGATGCGCAAGCTCGTCTCGACCGTCAACGAAATCCGCGCCGAAGAGGGCAAGCAAAAGCTCGCCGGTCCGCTCGGCGACGCGCCAGTCAATTCGTCCCTCATTCAGCCGTGGATGGTCATTAACGGCATCGGCCAGCAGCAGGACGACGAGGAGGGCGGCCAGGGCGGCTCTGACAACGGCGATCAGGGCGCAGGCAACGCCGATCCGACGCCGGCGAAGGGCTCAAGCAAGGACGGCGTCGATGACGGCAGCGACGTTCCCGGTGACGACATGAATTTTGGCGACGGCAATGCGCCCGTTGATTTTGGCAAGGCGTTCGGCCTGCCGCCCGTATTCAATTTTGAGGAGTTGATGGGATGAGTACCCCGATCTTTATCAAGGCCCTGAAGAAGCCAGACCCGAAGGCCAAGCCCGCAAAGAAGCCGGAAGGCGAACCGAAGAAGGGGCCGTTCAAGGATCTGCTCGCACGCCTGTCCGAGCACAACCCGGGTGGCGCAAAGAACGAGCAGACCGTGAAGAAAGGTCACCACGTGGCGTTCAAGGCTGGAGCGTTCTGCGGCGAGGGGAAGGTGACTTCGACCGGGAAGGATGGCCTCACGTGCGAAGACGAGACCGGGCGGCCGCACCGCGTCCACTGGCATGAGGTTACCGGCCACCAAACTGAAAAGCCGAAAAAGAATGCAGGAAAGTGACGGCCTGCCCCTCCATAAGGGGCTTCTGTTCAACCTCGGCGGCCTTTCCTGCGATTGCACGGAGGAGGTCATCGACGTTATGGCGAAGGCGCTTTCCGGCGAGAACGGCGAGAAACCTGATATTTGGGCGAAGCACGAGAGCCCGTATGTCCAGTCTTTGATCGAACTGTTTTCGTCGCGCGGCCTGCTGCGTCTTGACAAGATAAAAGAGCAGCTTGACGCGTGGATGGCGAACAAGAATTTCGTCGGCGGCAAGACGTTCTCCAAGCCTCGCTTCGGCCCTACCCCACACGAACTCAACCTCGTTGAGCTGTACCTCGAAGCGATCCCGGCTGAAAAGTTCGGCATTGACGACTGGGCACTGCTGATCGACTACCTCGTCGCGAAGTACATGCCCGCTGATTCGCTCAGCACTGAGGCTGAATGGCTCGCTGTGCGGTCGGTGTTCATGGGGAAGGTGCAAGCCAACATCGATAGCCTTGGGCTCGCTGGGGCCGATACGGTGCTGGCTGCGATGCCAAACACCACGAAGGCCGCCGAAGAAACGTTCAAGCCGTCCGACGTTATCAAAAATACGTTGGCATACGAGCGCGCCCGATGCGCCGACAACGTGCAAGCGGTCGCCGATTCAACCAAGCATCGCTTGAAGTCGCTAATCATGGCGCACGAACAGCAGCGCCTTCTCGGCTCGAAGCCACCTGCGCACGCACTGCAGCAGGACCTGTTCGACACGTTCGCCGACCTCAACCGCGACTGGCGCCGCATTGCCACGACGGAAGTAGGGGACGCCGCTGGCAATGGCCTGATCGGCTCGCTGAAGGCTGGCACGAAGGTACGCCGCATCGAGCAGTACAAGAGCGCATGCCCGTTCTGCAAAAAGATTCATGGGCTCGTCTTCACGGTCGTAGACCCTGACAAGAAAGATAAGAACTGGGACACGGAAGTGTGGGTCGGCAAGACGAATATCGGTCGCTCTGCCGCGAAGCAAAAGCGCACTGCTGAAGGAATGGTTGACCGCACCGACTCTGAAATGTGGAAGGTCCCGGCTGGAACGGTTCATCCGCATTGCCGCGGTACATGGCACGTCCTGGACGATGCCAAACCAGCCGACGATCCGGACTTTGCGAAGTGGCTCGACAACCTGTTCGCATCAAATCCGCAAAAGTTTGGCGAAGACGTTCCCGAAAAAAAGTCGTGATAACAACATGAAGGTCATGGAAAACGACGCACTCGAACAAGCTCAGTTGGACGCACTGCCGTCCTTTGTGAGTATTTCGCCAATGCTTAAAGCGACGCCTGCTACTGAGGGCGATCGCCGGTATGTGTACGTCGAAGCTTCCAACGAATCAGTCGATCAACAGGGCGAGATTGTTCTGTGCAAAGCGCTTGAGAACTCCATGGAGTTTTTCCAGCGCTTTGGCAATCTCGACCTTGAGCACTACACACAGATCGGTGCGCGCGCAGGCATTCCGAATCATGAGTCGTACGAAATCGGCACGCCGGTTGATGTGCGCATTCAGAAGTCGGAAACGTTCGTGAAGGGCGAGATTTATCAGGGCAGCGGAAAGATGGCCGAAAAGGCAAACCTCTTTTGGGGTTCGCTCACGGAAATCAATCCGCCGAAGCGCTGGTACACGTCCGTAGGGGGCGCGGTGCTCGAAAAGAGCATGCAGATTGACCCCGTCTCGAAAGGCCGCGTGCCGGTTATTGAGCGCGTCCGCTGGTCAAACCTCGCCTTCTCGGCGACTCCCGTCAACGCCAACCTGCGCCCCGCTTCCCTCGTGCCATTCGGCCCGCTGGCGAAGTCGTGGGGTGCGTATGGGCTCGACGTTGTGAAGTCGCTGCAGGCCGGTTACGGCAGCGATAGCGCGACTCTCGCGGGTGGCTCTGCCATTGGTGAGCAGTCGCTAGATGACGCGCTTTATTCGTATTGGACTTTCCGTGACGAACTCGCCAACGCCATCGGCAACGAGGAAATCTCAATGGGAAGTTTGAAGGAAATGGTCAGGGAGGCCGGCGCGCGTTTCGGTCTTTCGAAGACCGTCGCTGCTGACTACGTCAAGCGGTTTTTGGACGATCTTAAACGCGGTTAAACGGAGCTTAAACGATGAATTTTGAAGAACTGCAAGCGGCGATCGCTCAACAGGCAACCCTCGCCAAGTCCCTTTCTGCCGCTCAGGTGGACGAGAAGGGTAACGCAACCGTCACGGCTGACGCTGCAAGTGGTGCTGCAGCCGGTGGAAAGAAGCTCGACGCCGACGGCAACGAGATCGATGACGGCACTGGCAACGGCGACCTCACCGACGGCTCGCCGATGATCAAGTCGTTCAAGCTCGTGCTCGAAGACGGCACCGAAATGGAAGCGCAAGACGCAACCGAAATGGTCAAGTGCTTGATGACCGAACTGAACAGCGTCAAGGGCGCGCAAGTCACGCAAGCCGAAGAAATGGCGAAGTCGTTCGAAGGTGTCGTCGGCCTCGTCGGCTCGCTGACGGAAGGCTTGAAGCAGACCCGCGAAGACGTGCTCGCCCTGGCGAAGCGCGGCGACGAACTGAAGACCGCGAACTCGCTGCTGACGAAGGCGCTCGGTTCTGTTGGTAACCAAGGTCGCGGCGTTCGCAGCGTCACCCTCGGCGCACGCCCGAACCTGAACGGCACGGAAACCCCGGCCGGTAAGGGTCCGAGCATGTCGGAAATCCTGTCGAAGGCAGAAGGTGCACTTACGGCAGGCCGCATTACGGGCACGGAAGCTGTGCGGGTACAGAGCGCTGTCAATTTGGGCGTTCTCCCCGAGCAGGCCATTCTGGACCGCATCTTCAACTAAGCAATAACGGCAACTTTCGGAGTCCGTAAAACTATGAATTTTCTGAATTTCAACCCCACTGGCGCGACGAACGCTGGCGCAATGGGTCAGGACGAATTCACCGCCCTGCAGAAGGCGCTCGAAGTTCCGCTCGAAGCCGGTTACGGCTCGGACGTATCGACGCTGACTGGCGGTTCCGCGCTGCGCATCCAGTCTCTGGATCTCGCGCTGCAGGCAACCGTGCAGGAAAACCGTCACTTCGCCCTGTTCAACAAGCTGCCGAAGCCCCGCGCATCGGCCGTGCTTGACGAGTGGACGGAACAGCACAGCATCGGCGGTTTCTTCGGCTCGACGTTCAACACCCAGGACGGCGCGGCGATGCAAACTGCTGGTCAATACCAGCGCATGGTCGGTCAGGTCAAATACCTGACGACTTACCGCTCGATCCCGGTTGTGCTGCAACAGCAAAACAACATCGTGGACGCGGTGACCATCGAAACGACCAACGGCACGAAGCAGTTGCTGACGGACATCGAAGTCGGCTTGTTCGAGGGCGATAGTTCGGTTCTGCCGTTGTCGTTCGACGGTATCGCCAAGCAGATCACCAGCTTGGGCAGCAGCGATCACGTGATCGACATGCGCGGTGCAGCACTGTCCAGCATCGACCCGATCGCCACCGCCGCTGAAGTCATCTTCGGTTTCGGCAACTTCGGCCGCGCGACCGATATCTTCTTGCCGGCGAGCGTGCAGACCGACCTGAACACGGACCTCGATCCGGCGTTCCGCGTGATTCAAGACGGCCAAGCCAGCACCACGGTTCGCGGTACGGCTGTGACCGGCATTCAGACCTCGTACGGTCAAATCAAGACCAACACGGACGTGTTCATCCGTGACGAGCGCCTGAAGTCCCCGTTCGAAGTGCGCGCGCCGTGGTTCTTGGCAATCGCTGTCGCGAACAACGGTTATCGTCCGCAAACCGTAGTCGGCACGCCGATCGCTGCACAGGTCGGTTCGCTGTTCGCGGCCAACCAGGCTGGCGATTACTACTACGGCGTGACCGGCTTGAACCAAGGCGGCGAATCTCAGACCGTCGTGTCGGCTCAGGTGGCAGTCGTGAGCGGTGGCGCAGTATCGCTGGCAATCGGCGCATCGGCAGGCCGCACGGAGTCGGGTTATGTCATCTACCGTGGTCGCTTGAACGGTACGAACGCGTTGACCGACCTGCGTGAAATGGTCCGCACCCCGGCATCGGGCGGCGCAACCACGACGTACGTTGACTACAACCAGGACATCCCGGGTTCGACCAACGGCTACATTCTGAATCTGTCGGAAACGGACCATGCGATCGCATGGCGCCAGTATCTGCCGATGATGAAGATCCCGATGGC